TTTCCTTATTAGATGAGTAAAGCCGATAAACCTGTGAATGTAGATTCCGTAAAAAATGAGAACAACCATGTTCTGACAATTAAAACTGTCAGCATCCAGCCCATTCGTAATCTCACAACTGCGCTCAAAGACATCTTAACTGATGCCACCATCACTTTTACTAAAGAAGGTATGCGCATCATCAACTTTGACAAGACCCATACTATGTTGGTTAGTGTCGTCCTCCACGCCAATAAGTTCGAGATGTATCGCTGCGTCCCCGACAAGATTGTCGTATGTACAAACACAATGCATTTTTTCAAACTGATTTCTACTTTGTCAAATGATGACACACTGACCATGTACATCGACAAAGAGGACTACCAAGACGGAATTGTCTCTTATTTAGGAATGGAGTTTGACAATCGCAATGTAGGACAAACATATGACTACAAATTGCGACTCATCGAGCCAGATACTGAGGAACTGGTGATTCCCGACGTAGAATACTCAACCATCATCAATTTGCCCACCGCGGACTTCCAGAAAATTGTGCGTGACCTTAATGCGCTGACTGACCGTGTCGAAATTAAGTCGGTTGGCGATGACCTGATTTTCTCGTGTATGGGCACATTTGCCAAAACAAAGTTCAAGCGTTCGGAGTCGGACCATCATATGGACTTTATCGTGAAACCGGACCCATCCGTCATTATTCAGGGCGAATTTTCTGTGAAGAGTCTCAACAATTTCATCAAGTGTACGCCTCTCTGTAGTCATTTAGAGATGTATTTAGGCAATGATTTGCCGCTTATTGTAAAGTATGATGTGGCGTCGTTGGGTGAAATCAAATTGTGTTTGGCGCCATTGCCACCTACGTAAAAAACAACAGTTGTAATATTTACTCATTTATTGTCTGAGAACCACAGACAATAAATAACCTAAAATTCTGGCGCATGTTTCTTGAACAAGCACCCGACCTTTGACAAATGTGGAATGTCCCGAATAATATTCGGGTCTTGAAGTTTACACACATCCAGCCATATTTTTATTACCACAAACTTCTTCTTGGGTGAAATTGTAATTCCATTGATATGTTGCTCGTGTTTAGTATTCACACACAAACTGCTGCCGCACATCAAACAAAATAGTCTGCGCCACACATTGCCAACCTCGGCATTCGCAACACAATAGGAGAAACAGCCTCCGTCTCGGTTTTTCTTGTCTTCCCATGTAGGACCGACGCCATCCTTCATGCAGAAGAACATTGTGTTATACAATAAATAGTCGGGGATTTGACGATTTAAAGCAACAACAGACTCCGCATGCTGGATATCACGCATAATAACACGATAACTTTCAATCGTCCAACGATTATCGGATTGCAAATGGTAGAAGAGATTCCATTTGTTGGATAATAAAAGGAGAGGTTGAGTGTCATCCATGTTATCTGGTATAGTAGATATTGACATTGTTTTTTAAATAGGTTTTGTAGATGATATAATTTGGATTATTGCGTATTATCGCAATCAATTTTTCGGGGGGCTAGAAATATACGGAGGACTAGTAATATAACGACCGGGTTCCAAAATGATTCCTTGGTAAGATTCGATATTACGCACAACAATATTGGAATCCATGATAATCAGTTTGTATCGGTCATCAAACGCAAAATCTACTTGATTATATTGATATCTAAGTAGCCGTAATACAAATATACAATTGAATAAACAATTGCCAACCATCATATAACTTGGGTCGACAGCCAGTCGCAATGGCCCAGTAGGAATATCTGGGTGGTCATATAAAACAGAGAGGAACTGGATGTTGCTGGGACCCGACACAATATCATCATGCGACATTTTGACATGTCGTTGGCCGTCATTTGTTTTACAAATCATGATAGAATTACCATCGAGATCTTGGCTATAGTCATTGCTTGCGTTATCGCCATTCGTAAACACATATTTCTCCAATAATTTGCCATTCTCAATAGAGGCAATACATATCCATGAGCTAAAGTCTGGTTCCACCAATTTGGTATTTGCCGGTTTCCAATACTTACTAAACCTGCTATCCTCTATTAGTATCATTGTGTAATTGTATTTCCAGAATAAATCCAGTATGATGTTGGTTATTTTTATTTGAACCGCTTTTATTACTTGACATGCCGCGTTTTTTATACTTTGGAAAAACGACATTCACGTAGAGGATTCTATATATTTCTATCAGTCATATGTATTTATACCGATTAAGCGAATATTTTCTTGTACTCTGCCAATACTCGTGTTTTTTGTTTCGCATAATCCACGATGGGCTCAATATATCCCGCGACGGGACTATGAATGAGTTTGGCGTTAGTATTTGCCAATTCTGGAACCCATCGCTTAATATACGTGGCGTCGGGGTCATGTTCTTTCGATTGCGACCATGGATTGAAAATACGGAAATATTCTTGTGAATCGGCCCCGCCTCCCGCTATCCAGAGCCAGTTCCCGTAATTACTCGCAACGTCATAATCGACCAGATGTGTGGCAAAATATTTTTCCCCCCAGCGCCAATCAATCAACAGCGTCTTCACCAAAAAAGATGCGACAATGAGTCTACCTCTATTGTGCATATATCCAGTCGCATTGAGTTGGCGCATACAAGCATCGATAACGGGAAACCCAGTCTTGCCGTCGCACCAGGCATCAAATTTTGCCCGATTATTATCCCACGCAATTTTCTCATATTTGGGGTCAATTGGTTTGCCTAAATGGGGATAAGCAAAGAGAATATGAGCATAGAAGTCGCGCCACAAAAGTTGGCGGCGAATAGGCACTGGCATTGCATTGTAAACCTCTCGTACAGATATACATCCAAACTTGATATATGGTGACAGTTCCGTAGTGGAAATCGCGAGTGTATTGCGTTCAGATTCATAATGATAAAATGATGAAGAAGAGAGGCGGCGAAGTGCTTCAGCGCGACTACCATCGCCAAGAATGTCGGGGTTCAGTTCAGAACCGGTGAAACGAAAATATGCGTCTGTTCGCAACAATATCGGTTTAATTTTGGCATCGACTGATGACGGAATCTTTGTTAAAACGCGGAATCGCGGTGCTTGGGCCGGTTCGGTCTTAATATGAGAGGCAACAGCTTTATTGTAAAATGGCGTGAACTTACGGTAAGTTTCACCGGTGCCGTTTTTCAATGTGCCTGGTTCCACGAGATAATAATCACTGCTGCCAATACACTCACAACCGCAATTTTCCGCTAAATCAGCCTCTCGTTTTACAGCAAATGGAGTGTAATCGTGATTGAAAAACACGGCATCGACGTTCAATGTTTTTACCAATTCACGTATAATATGTGTGGTATCGCCGTAGTAAAAATGACAACATGACCCATGTTTTTTGAGTTGTGTATCCAAGTCGTCGAGAGCCTCTATCATGAACTGGATGGCATTTGTAGATTTGTATTTGTTTTTGTCGGACACCTGATCGGGAGTGAAAATGAAAATGGGATACAGCGTGGAACATTGATGTGTTGCCGCTGAGAATCCCATGTTGTCGATTATACGGAAGTCTCGGTGAAATATGTAAATCCCTGTTTTTTTGGACATATATACTAGGGCGATTTATTAGATGTTTTGTACTGACCGAACACAAAGTTGTTTGGAAGTAAGGAGCTCCCCCGAAGGGGGCAAAAAAAATGGAGTAAAGGTGTTTTTTGTTGTGAATCTGATAGATTTACATAAAAAAAATTGCTGAACGACAAAATATTTATATTTTGGAGTAAAGGTGTTTCTTGCCTCCCCCCCTTCGGGGGGCCAAGAAAATTGCGTACTATAAAAACGGCACGTTTTTGTAGTAGGGTGTTTTTTGTTGTGAATCTGATAGATTCACATCAAAAAATTGCTGAACGACAAAATATTTATATTTTGGAGTAAAGGTGTTTCTTGCCTCCCCCCCCTTCGGGGGGGGCCAAGAAAATTGCGTACTATAAAAACGGCACGTTTTTGTAGTAGGGTGTTTTTTGTTGTGAATCTGATAGATTCACATCAAAAAATTGCGTATATGATTTGGGATTAAAATGGTACATTTTAATGACAAATTATATAGGGTGTTATTCTGGTAGACCCCAAATAGGGTCTATCAGAAAATTGCTGAACGACAAAATATTTATATTTTGGAGTAAAGGTGTTTATTGGATGCCCCCTTCGGGGGGGGCCAAGAAAATTGCGTACTATAAAAACGGCACGTTTTTATAGTAGGGTGTTTTTTGTTGTGAATCTATCAGATTCACATCAAAAAATTGCTGAACGACAAAATATTTATATTTTGGAGTAAAGGTGTTTATTGGATGCCCCCCTTCGGGGGGGCCAAGAAATTGAAATCTTTTATTCGCATTATTGGTAAAAACATAAATATTCCAAAAACAATTCAACAAAGTATTCGCAAATAACACCCAAAACTAAAGTAAAATAATGTCTTCCGTAAATAAATCCCCATCTCCTTTCTGCAATTATTGCTTCAAAAAAGGACAGGAACCCCATGTCTACAATTCGCATTTTACTCATAAAACATCGAGTCAAAATAGCAAGATAGTGTGTCCGCTACTTTTGCCATTTGTGTGTAAAATCTGTACTAGTGGCAATCACACTTATGATAGATGTAAGAAACAACAATCTGGTCAACAAACTCACGTAGCAGGAGCAGCGGTTTCAGTGTGTTTGCCTGTTAAAAACAGGTTTCAAATTGACGACGATGATGATGAGGAACCCGAAGTCAATTTGATAGAGGATAAGAAGAACGACGAAGAATGGATAGAGATTAAAGACCCCCAATCAGGTAAGCCATTTTGGATGAACATTCAATCTGGGTGTGTATTGTCATTTAACCCGGCTACACGGACTGTTGCTACTGATGATGACTGGTAAGTTGTATAAACCTTGTATAAACCTTGTATATAAACCTTGTATAAATAAGAAAGACGCAAGTCTTTTTTACCGAATAAAATAATATGATTCTGGTATATTATTTTATTTACATAATTGACGAAATAAACGACCCCTTATAGGTTTCAATACCCGTGTGGTCTAAATTAATACTTACATCGGCAAAAATAGACCCGCCCATTTTTGTCCAACGATGACAAAATAACCAGTCTTCCGAGAAATAATGCCCTTCTTCAACCCCGCAATCAAACAGAGCAAAAGCATGGTCGTTTTCTTTTCCTGATAAAAATCCAACATCATCGACATATTTTGTCTGAGGGAACGCACGAGCCATAGTTTCAATGACTGAGCGTTTAATCATCATAAACCCGGTGGCCAAGTGTTTAACTTTGGTCAGATTATTTTGAATAGAAAGCGTATTTGAAACATAATTAATGTTATAACGCACCATATTCATCTTTACGTATTCATCATTGGATACTAGGCTGTCGATCTGCGATTTCTTCTTTCGGTCAAGTAATTGCCGAATCATGTCGGGATTCTCAACGACTTTCTCCCATTGATAATTTTTGATGGGATATATGCCGCCGACAATGGGTTTGTCCGACAACAACAATTTTAAAATATCATGAGGGTCCCATGTAATATCAGCATCAATGAACAAAAAATGTGTGGCATCGAGGATATTCATGGCTTTCGCAATTAAATTGTTTCTGGCACGACTCACCAAACTGTCATTTCGGCAAAAATAAACAGTTGTTGGAATATTCAGATCTTTACACATGAACATGGTCTTTAATAGTGACTCGGTGTATCCGGCATACAATGAACTGTTGTAGCATGGCGTGAGTATAATGAGCGTGGGTTTATTTGTTAATAAATATTGATGAATGTTGGCGTTCATGTTTACTTGTTGTGTTTGTGGTTCAGGTAGAGGAGGTTGTTCAAATGACCAAACATTGTTTTCTGACATGGCTGAGTATGTAATAGTGTGTTTATAATATTTAAGTTGTTTATGGATAAATAACAAAAAACGATTATGTTTGTTGTTATTTTTTATGGTTGTTTTACCTGACAGTAAAACTGTTTTATGGTTGTTTTACATTACAGTAAAACTTTTATTAGTCGCGTGTCCAAAACACACGCTTTTACAGTCGTTTTACCTGACGGTAAAACTTTTTTATGGTCATTTTACCTAACGGTAAAACTTTTATTAGTCGCGTGTCCAAAAGACATGCTTTTACAGTCGTTTTACCTAACGGTAAAACTTTTATCAGTCGCGTGTCCAAAAGACACGCTTATGCCTTGACAGTCTTGACAAAGTGAATCTTCAAGTATCTCTGTAAGTTGAAATAAGTGAGGACCTCGCCAGCACCAATCTGTAAAAGCTTGGTGAGCTTGGCATCAGGGTTAATCTGTCTGCCATTATCCTTATCCTTAAGGCCGTTCTTCTCGATGTAAGCAGTAATCTCCTTACTCACCTCAACGCGGGACATCATGGTGCCCTTCTCCTTTCCAACAAAGGCAAGGAGGTCATCACTGACAACGGAGGGCTTAACAAAGCCGGAAAGCTGTCTGTTGGGGTTGGGAACAGCAGACTTCTTGGACTTCTTGGACTTACTGGCGTTCTTCAAGTCTCTGGCAATACTCTTCTCCAATGACTTGTAATCAGCCTTCATGGCGGCAAGTAAAGTGGAAACCTGGTTAATCTTGGAACCAAACTCAGCCAACTTGGCATTGGTGTCAACAGTGGTATCAGCAGCGGGGGTCTCGGCAACAGGGGCAACAGCGGGGGTCTCGACAACAGGGGCAACAACGGGGGTCTCAACAACAGGGGCAGCAGCGGCAGCCTTGGGCTTCTTGGCAGCCTTCTTCTCGGCAACAGGGGCAGAGGCAGGGACCTCAATAGCAACAGATACAACGGGGGCAGATGTGGAAGCAGATACAGTTTTGGAAGTTCGGACCATTTTATATACCTTACTAGCCTTTCGTTTTTAAGTAGTTTAACGCATTTATATATTTTTTGCCTGTAAATGTGGGTTTACGAGCAAAAACAGGGGTTAGACGCGATTATGTATAATAACAAAATAATTCTCATACAACCATGGCATCTGATTTCGCGCGGCTCTTGAAACCAGTGTCATTGCCGTCAAAAAATACATCGCCGATAAATTGCGGTATTCTTCGGTGGCGTTTGATGAAATTAGGGATTCGCCAATACGAATGGCAATTTCACGATTTTCATTCAAGGTTTGGTCGCGCATATTGATGTTTTCAGCAAACCCAAATGGATTCCCCGAATTATATATATTGTATCTCAAGTCGCGAGGAATAGCGCACCAAATTGTAAAGAGGAATCCGATAAAAGCTCCAACTTCATTGTTTGACAGCCGATTAAACCATTCAATGTTTGAATAATGCCCGAGCGCGTCGATTTTCATAAACAATTCATTGGTACGGCGTTGGAGAGAATCAATCCCGGCATTCACTTGCGCGCATATTTCCATATCATCATCTTTTGACAAAATCTGGTTTTCGGGGAATACAATGTTTGTCAGTCGCATCGCGCGAATGAATCTAGCTCCAAATGTGGGTTTCATATCTTCACGGGTATATGGGTTATCAAACTTTTTCATTTTGGAGAGTAGATGATAGAGGGACCGCATATGGAAGCCATATTGGACCCCGGTGCTATCCCTGTGTTCAATATATTCGGAGAATGGGATTTCGTTGAGTGGGTCCAGCGTATAGAAGTCGGCATCATTCACACACAGTTTTGGTGTTAGTTTGCCTTTGATTTTGAAAAGTTCACGGACAAACCAACCGCGACTGGCTTGTTGTATTTTGATTGCGGATTTTTGTTCTTGGCGGAAGCTGAATATGCGATTTATTAATTCGGCCTTTGTGCCAGAAATGCGGAGCTTGAGCTCACGAGCAATGTCCTTTAGTTCTGGCAATTTACATTTTGTTAAATCTGCGTGTAAATCTGGTTGAGGTCGTGCCATTTTAGAGAGCATTATAAATTGTAATTATACAATGTTTTTATACCCTTGTATAAATGTATGACCCATCAAAATGTATGACCCATCAAAATGTATGACCCATCAAAATGTATGACCCCCAAAATGTATGACCCTCAAAATGTATGACCCATCAAAATGTATGACCCTCAAAATGTATGACCATTAAAATGTATGACCCATCAAAATGTCGATGTCTTAAACCAAACACAACAACACACTGACATACGAGCCAAAAAATTGAAAACATATAAATGATTAATCAAACTAATATAAAGATTCCCCCAATAATAACATATACCAAGATGACCGCCAAAGCCCAACCAATTGTATTAGATAACACCACCTGGACCGC